ATGAGCAAATACACCGAACTAATCACGAACTACCACGCCACCAAACCTAAATTTCTTGCGCATGTTGATCTGATGACCCGGCCACTTATTGATGTTGCGGCTGCCACCAGAGGGCTGATTACTGCATTTGATATTGACTCTGCGGTTGGTGTGCAACTTGACATTCTTGGATTGTGGATCGGACGTAGCCGTGTTGTCAGCCAGCCTATCTCAGGTGTCTATTTCAGCTGGGATACCGACGGGCTTGGATATGATCAGGGGGTATGGCAGGGACCATACGATCCTGATTCAGGATACATGTATCTCAGCGATGAAACTTATCGTGTCATTCTTAAAGCGAAGATTGCGATTAATAACTGGGACGGACGGAATGATTCGCTTCCGGCAATTCTTGACGCGGCAACAGCAGGATCCGGGCTGCGAATGCAGATAGTCGATAACCAGGACATGACGATATCGGTCTGGGTCTTTCCTGATACTGATATTTCAGATGTATCGCGTGAGTTAATTGCGGCAATTAAACAGGGGTATCTAACAGTAAAAGCCGCCGGGGTATGGGCGGGGGGCATTGAAACACCTTCGGTGGAAACTCCATCGGAAGGCTCTAAATTTTTTGGTTTTGACATGGATAACGAATTCATCAGTGGTTTTGATGTAGGGGCATGGGGAGTATTACTCTGATGGCGAAAAATGACTTTAAAGCGTTTGCAACTGATCGAAATGCCAATGTTATGTCGCAGGAGGAATGGGAAGCGTTGCCTGCGCTTATATCCGGATTTACAGCAGGGAAAGCATCCAGTGCGCAAGTCAATAAGGTTATTCGGCAGGCCAGCTTTATTGCTGCAGCTCTGGCCCAGTTTGTAAGTGATAAAACGCAACGGGATGTGCTTGATAATGGTGATCTGCCCGGTTTTGTTGAATTGCTGGGATCGGGGTTTGCTGTTGAATACCTGAGCCGCAAGAATCCGTTTGGTGATATCAAATCGGATGGCACGGTGAAAACAGCTCTCGAAAACCTTGGTTTGGGAGAAGGCTCTGCATTACCTGTTGGTGTGCCTGTTCCGTGGCCTTCCGCCACTCCGCCGACAGGCTGGCTGAAATGCAATGGTGCGGCTTTTTCTGCTGAAGAATACCCGGAACTGGCAAAGGCTTACCCGACAAATAAATTGCCTGATTTACGCGGTGAGTTTATTCGTGGCTGGGATGACGGACGTGGAGTGGATAACGGAAGGGGATTATTAACGCTTCAGGACGGTGCGATTGTCAGTCATAACCACTATTGGGGAATCTGGACTTCACGAACTAACGACCAGACTCTGGAAAGTTTTACAGGCACCACGATTTTAAAACAAATCACGCCCCTGTCTCCGGCCATTGACTTCGATAATTACCCAATTCCCAACCCGGCTATTACAGAGGGTGGTGTTGTTGCGGCAACGACTAAACCTGCAGGTGCGAATGAAACACGCCCACGAAATGTCGCTTTTAACTATATTGTGAGGGCTGCATAATGAATAACGCAGAATTAAACAGTGAATTAATTGCCACTATGGCAGGAGAAATTACTGTTTATAACTTTGATGTCATGAGTCGGGAATATATTTCAGCTTCAACTGAATATCTTGCTATTGGTGTCGGCATTCCGGCATATTCCTGTTTAGATGCCCCAGGCGCATACAAAGCTGGTTATGCAATCTGCCGATCTGCTGATTTTAACTCATGGGAATATGTGCCAGACCATCGCGGTGAAATCGTCTTTAGCACCGAAACAGGAGAATCAAAAGAAATCACAGTTCCGGGTGATTACCCTGATAATACAACCACTATCGCCCCGTTAACGCCATACGATAAATGGGATGGTGAGAAATGGGTGACGGATACCGAGGCACAGCATAGCGCCGCAGTAGACGCGGCAGAAGCACAGCGTCAGTCACTGATTGATACTGCAATGGCTTCCATTAGTCTGATTCAACTGAAATTGCAGGCCGGACGGAAGTTGACGCAGGCAGAAACAACCCGACTTAACGCCGTGCTGGATTACATTGACGCGGTGACGGTAACAGATACCAGCACCGCGCCGGATATCATCTGGCCTGAACTGCCGGAGGCGTAGGCCATTCAATATCTGGCGCACTGGAAGTATCGACCAGCTCCAGTGCGTCCAGATAATCCAGCCACAAATTATATTGCGCCAGTTCCTCACCTTTCAGACGACCAATAGCCGCTTTACCAGGCCATTGCCTGCTGTTCATGTGCTCGTTGGCTTCATTAATAAGTTTTCCTTTTTTCAACTCTGCCAATGCAATAAGGTTTTCTTTTGATAAAGGTGGTTGCTCTGTCAAAACCGGATATCCCTCCTGATTGCTGACTATTTTCATGCCATTATCCTGACCATCCAGTAGTGACAGCCATTCATCCGTGGTTATCTCAACAGCATCTGAAGGTGCTTTATTTAAATCGGTAAAAAAACCATTTTCTTTTTGTGAATAGAAGTATCTGTCCATTTATCAATCTCCAAAAGCAATCCAGTAAGCAAAAGGATTTATTCCTTGCTCAGTCACAGATGACATCAGGGAAAATTGCGATGGTGAAACAGGTAATGCTGCAAAACTAACCATTGTTGACACACCTGACCGTGCATTATCGTACGATGCAACAACACAATAATTGGTATTGCTGAAAGATATCGGCAGGGTGATATTTACAGGTGAGCCTAATGGCCCTGATGCTGATATTCCCATTTGAATGATGGTTCCATCAGGCAATTTTCTCCAGCGATTAGAACTCGGATTTCTTTTCCAGGCTGACATATCCGGTATCTGATTTTCTCCTGTACCCACATCCCTTTTCGCCGCTTCTCCCAAACCAACGTTTATGAAAATGCAGAAATAACGAGCAAATGGCATCATTCCTGCTTTTGTCAGAGGGATCCACTATGCTTATTGGCTATGTATGTGTGTCAACAAATGACCAGAACACAGATCTACAACGTAATGCGCTGAACTGTGCAGGATGCGAGCTGATTTTTGAAGACAAGATAAGCGGTACAAAGTCCGAAAGGCCGGGACTGAAAAAACTGCTCAGGACATTATCGGCAGGTGACACTCTGGTTGTCTGGAAGCTGGATCGGCTGGGGCGCAGTGTGCGGCATCTTGTCGTGCTGGTGGAGGAGTTGTGCGAACAAGGTGTTAATTTTAGTAGTTATGTTATTACAGGTGGGGGATTTCTCCCCCTTATGCAGATTTTCTAGTTAACTATTGGCGAAGTGGCCATATTTTTCTGTTTTTTAAAAAACTATCTTCAACTATATAACTGCAACAATGTTCACTAAGGCCATAAAAACTAATTATTCCATATTTATGAGAAGCTATATCAGACAGTTCTGCTAATACTGTGGCAAGCCAACGAGCGATGCTAAGAGAATAGAATCTTCCCCACTTTTGAACAATGGTATTTTGTCCAGTACGGATGGATGCTGATATAAGGTCTTGCATAATGTTGGTACTTTCATTCATATACATGACCGTTGTATACGGTGAAAGAGTGGCATTGATAAACCTAGCATTTTCTTCAACACGTCTTTGTTCAACTGTATAATAATAATGTTTTTCAAGGATACTCTCGGCTACTTCTCCCCACCATTTATTAATAGGTTCATTATTGGTTAAATTGGGGTTGCTTAATGAGGAGAAATTTGCGTAACGTCCCCGTCGGGCATCAGCAAAGGAATCTAAACATTCAAGTATTTTGTAGGTAATTTTATGTGTAGGACGTGAATATCTCAGAGATAGTTGCATTTTTTTAGAAATACTATCAACCTCGTTGGTTAATTCAATGAGCTTATGTCCAAATTTTCTTACAATATTCTCATCAGGCATTTTCCCTTTGTGTTCAATGGCATAGTGTGCAACAAGTATTAGTTTAGCAAGTCTCTCAAAACCTACAGAAAGCCCAAAAAATGCTGTGTAATATTCACCTATTTTGTCTGCATAATTGGCTTTACCTATGGCTGTTGCCCCAGAACCAATGAGCTGTGTAACTAAAGATGCTTCTCGGCCCAGAGCGTGCCATGCTGGAATATCCCAGGGATTTTTATTCACTTTATTATTTTCCTTTGCTCATAAATTTAAATTGTTTGAGTATCTCATAAAATATAAGGAGGTGGTTAAGGTTGTTGATCGCATATAATAGCTATTGAAAGTCAAGAACTCGGTTTTATGTTCTACCACTAATTAATATATTGTGAGTCTGACAATATATTAATTAGTATGATCAAACCAGCCATCAACTGATTCCTTGTATCTTTCAGAGTCTCCAGAACAAAAGCCTTAACGAATTCCTTATTTGTGAGTGCCTTACCAAAAGCCCATTGTTGCAGGGAACGAGTATAAAACTCGCCAGCTACTGGAGCAGGCTACCTGATTGTCGATCGATTCCTGCGTCCATATAGTCGATGGTCTTCTGGAGCTCTTCGATTAGGGCAATAGCTTTTGCTCGAGAAATGCATATTAGTTGATCCGGAAATTCTTGTAAGGGCCAGTTTGGTATACAGGCCATGTTATCAGTGAAGGATGCAGACAAGTAAACTTCATTGGTAACTAGGGAATAGCTTACCTCAAAATTGGTGAGTTCCGGCAAACTGCTAACGTTTGATTCTTTTCTGCGCAT